TCAGTACGTTGCTCTGAACTGGATGCCGTAGCTGCGCGGCTCGTTGATGATGCCGGTCAGGTTGTTGAAGTCGATGGCAGCGATCAGCTGCTGGCGGTTGGTGAGGTTGCGCACATAGGCGGCCACTTCGTACTGGCCGTTGCCCCAGCCGTAGCCGGCGCGCAGGCCGCCTTCCAGCATGGCCTTGGCGCGGTATTCCTTGGCCTCGTACAGGAACATGTTGTAAGCCGCCTTGTAGGCCCAGTCGGTCTGCACGAAGACATCGCCGCCGGCCAACTCGGTGCTGTACTTCAGCGTCCAGTTGGCCACCCAGCGTGGCGCACGGGGCAGCTCGTTGCCACCGATCAGCACGATCTTGCTGTCGGCCGGCTCGCCCGGCTTGATCGGATCAAGCACCGTGCAGGGTGCGCCGCAGGCCGAGACGAACAGGTTCGAATCCTTGATCTCGGTGTCGTTGAAGCTCAGACCCAGGGTGGTGCGCCAGTCGCGCGCCAGGATGGCCTGGAGGTCCAGTTCAAAGCCGCGGCCCACCGCCTTGTCGGCGTTCACCAGGCGGTTCTGGTTCACGCTGCCGCTGCCGGCGGTCAGCTGCAGGTCCTTGACCCGGTAGCTGAACACCGTGGCGCTGATGCGCGCGCTGTTGTTCAGCACATCGGCCTTGAAGCCGGCCTCGACCGAGAGCGCCTTTTCCGAGTCGGCCACCGAGATGCTGTCGCCAAACAGCACGCGGCCCTGAATGGAGGGGGCACGGTAGCCGGTGGCGACGCGGGCGAACAGCGAGGTGGCTTTGTCGACGGTGTAGTTGGCGCCGAAATCCCAGCTCACATTGGTGGCCTTGGGGTGGGCACTCAGCAGCGGGGTGGGCGGCAGGAAGGGGTGGGAAGTGCGTTGGGCGTCGAAGTCTGAAGCGCGGCGCGATTTTTGAAGCGCGGTCGCTGCGATAAATGGGCTGAGCGGGAGTTTCTCAGCAGCAAAAGGAATTGCGCAGCAGCGAGGGCCGTATGCCCACTGCGCAGGCTCCTGGCGTACTAGAGCGAGATCACATGCACCGGCTTGGGTGCGGCCTCGGCCTCGATGCGCCCGGCGCGCACGAACACATGCTGGCCCAGCGTCGCGGCTCCCAGCACCCGCAGGCGGCCGCCGTCCGGCATCTCGACCATCACGGCCCCGGGGGTGGCGTCGATCACCTCGCCGTAGAGCAGCGGCGGGTCGGGAATTAGGCGCTTGAAGGCGGCGAACAGGTTAGAAGACATGCGTTTCGATCCCCAGGGTTTGCCACACCTCGCCGAACGCGGCGTCGAGTTGCGAGCTGCGCACCAGGCCCAGACGCGTGGTCGCCCCATCGACGTAGCGCACCAGCTGCCCAGGCTTCACGAAGCCTAGGTCCGGCAGGCCCGGCACCTTCAGCCGCACATGAGCCTTCCGGCCGCTGGCACCCAGCACCGACAGGCCGCGCTGACGGGCGGCATCGACGTGGGTTATCAGAGGGTCCACGATCATTTGCGCCGCCAGGTCGCCGGCCGTACCCGCAATCGTGACCTGACCCATCACCCCGCCCACATCGCCGCCGGACACATAGATGCGGTTGTAGTCGGGGTTGCGCTGCCAGCGGATGCCCTCGACCTGGACCACCGACGAGGGCAGCTCCACATCTGGCGTCAGGCCTGCCCAGTCGCGCGGCAGGGTCGGGTAGCGCGGCAGGACGGCCAGGCTCGTGCCTGTGAAGTGCGGCTGGACGTAGCCCCCGGCAGCGGCCGCGATCTGCACCACGGCGGCAATGGGCGTGCCCTGTGCGCTCCAGGCGCCGGCTGGCACAAACCAGTCGGTCAGGCCCCAGTCCACATCCCAGCCCAGCGGGATGCCGTTCAGCGTCAGGGCGTCCTCGGCCAGCTGCTGCGCAGTCATGCCGATAGGGTTGGTGTAGGCGCGCACCGCCGCTTCGTCGCCCAGCAGGGCGTTTCGGCCACGCCCGCGGATCTTGAGGTCGCTGCTGCCAAATGCGCGGTCGCGGTCGTTCTCGTCCACGACGACTCGGAAACTCATGCCGTTGACCACGAGCAGCAGCTCGGTGCCCTCGCCGACGAGGGGAAGCGCTGCGCCGGGCAGCGACGCCGAGAAGCCCCAGGTCCAGGAGTCGGCGTCCAGCTGCACGGAGGCCCCGCGGGCGGGCACCGGAGCGCCGTCGCTGACCCGCGTGAGCGCGATGTTGTTGGTGACCATGTAGAGGCTCCGAACAGGGATGACCAGCGTGGCTGGCGGCAGCGGAGGGCCGTGGCGCTCGCAGATGAACAGCAGGGCCGTGCTGCCGGGCCGGGCGCTGAATAGCAGATTGGGGTCGGGCAGGTAACAGGGGTCAGGGGGCTCGGGCGGCGGGGGGCCGGCGGCACGGCCAGGACGCGGCACCCACGCCTGCTGATGCAGCGGGGCGAAGCTGGCCACGAGCTGCTGGCCTTTGCCGGCGTCGCTGTAGAACTGCCGCGAGACCCGTTGCGCTTGCTGGCCGCGCTCGACGTGCGTCAGCCGGCGGTCGCGCAAGGTGTCCTGGTGGCGGCCGCCCGAAGCGGCGCGCAGCGGCTGCCCCTGCTGGTGCCGCGGGGTGCGGTCGATGCGCCGGTCGCGCAGGCCCTCCTGGTGGCTCGCCCCGAAGACTGCCGGCGTGGGGGTGGCCTGCTGGTGCCGGCCGCCGGAGGCCACGCGCAGGCGGATCGCATCTTCGTGGGCCACAGCCACGCCGGCATGCAGTGGTGCCGCCAACTGGTGCCTGGGCGTGATCGCCGCGGGCGTGGGCTGGCCGAGCTGGTGACGTGCCGCCGTGGTGCTCTTGGCCTGCAGGGCGAGCTGGTGGCGCACCGCCGTGGTGCTGGTCAAGGGCCGCTCGACGTTGCTGTCGAAGGTGACGGCGGCTGCCAGTGACAGGCCCGAGAGCGCACCCGCAACAACGGCCTCGCTGATCGCGTTGGGCAGCTGCACGACCGTGGCCGTGAGCGCCAGGCCCGAGAGCGTGCCAGCCGCAGTGACCGTGACCTGCCAGACCGGATCGGACTGTTCGCCGAAGACCAGCGCTACAGGCCCCGGCGTGGCGACCGGGGCCTGCGAGAAGATCAGGTCAACATCAGCCATCGGCTCAGGTGAAGACGGCCGAGGTCAGGCGCACCAGGCCGCCGGCCAGCAGGCTCGTCGTCTCCAGCTTGAAGGGGCCGGCGCCAGCTTCGTCCGTGCACAGGCCATCCGCCCAGATCGCGCCGTCACCATTGAACGCGCGCGCCCAGGTGCAAACCCCATCCAGCAGAACAAGGCCGCTGCGCGGCACGGCCAGCACCAGGGCGTTGTCGATGACGCTGCCGGCGGGGTCAGCCAGGGGCATGACGGCCAGCAGGTTCGTCGCCGCACCGCCGCCGGAGGGTGGAGTGCCGTCATAGAACTCGATCCGCGCCAGCGCCGGCCCTGCATCCAGGAAGGCCAGTGAGCCCTGCAGCTGGGCGCCCTTGTGGGCCGCGGGGATCCAAAGGGCGGTCACGGCATGGGCTCCGGGGTCAGGTTGTCGGCAATGACGGCGCGGTAGTTGTGCGCGTGGTCGAAGGCGGCAACGAAGTAGCGGTAGTCCTCGCGGACCCACTCGAATGAGTAGGCCCCCGTGACGGCATCGCTCCAGGTCTCGCGGATCGCCAGGCCAGTGTTCTCGACGCACAGGATGACCCGGCGGCGCAGGGGCAAGTCGGTCAGCGGCAGGTCTTCCTTGACGGTGCCTTGAATCCGGCCGTTGCCACCGTAGTACAGCTCCTTCCGCAACCCAGAGGGGTCAGCAAGCATGCCGGGCTGCACTGCCGGCGGCGCGAACGAGTGGACGCGCAGGCCCTCGCCCGCCAGCACCGCGATGTCAAACGCTGGGCTCGGCACCGCTTACCTCCAGGGGCCCGTGGCGTCCACGAAGCCGACGCCGTTGCCGTTGCCGACAGAGAGCGCGCGCAGCTGGCGCCCGCCGAGGCCGACCACGCCGTTCACCACCTCGCGGTGGGCAAAAGTGCCTTGGGCCACGGTTTGCGGGACGAAGAAGACGCCGGGCGCGACGCCCCGGAAGGAGACCTGCGGCGCCTGCTCCGAGAGGTTCATCCGCGTCACGTACAGGCCACCGTCCCCGAGGTTGGGGTACGGCGCGCCCTGCATGCCGCTCAAGGTCGTGTTGGCGGTGGTGCCCAGAGAAACAAAGGGGGGCACGCGGAAGGTCTGGACGGCCGACCCAACGCCGGTCACTGGCCGAGCGATGTAGGAGTAGAAGCTGAATCCGTACTGAAAGATGTCGCCGCCCGCCTGACTGGAAGTAGTCTGCGCAGCGGCCGCGCACGCCAGCAAGCACGCGTAGGGGTCCGGCGATTTGACCGATTCGACATCCCCGAAATAGCTGGCCCAGCCGGACGCACCCGAAATGCTGTTGGTGTGGATGACGAATCCGCGGTCATCGCCGCAGATGACCCAGCCCTTCGCGGTCGCATCGGCGATTTGCGATTTGCCCCAGTGCCCGCCGCCGCTGATCTGCGCAGAGGTGGGAAACGGCCCTGTGCCCGTGTTCACGTCACTCATGGTCTCGTAGCCCACGACGCGAGCGCTCGTGGTGCCCGTGTCGTCCACGCGCAGGAACAACCTGGTGCCCTCGACATTGGGCGAGCGGTAGACGGCCAGGTTCGTGCCGCTGAAGGGCTTCTCCCAGCCCAGAGGAGCCAGCCGGTGCGTCGGGGCGCCGGTCGCAATCTGGTCGGCCAGGCCAGTCACATCAAACTGGTAGGCGGAGCTGGTGATCGCCGTTACCCGGTGCTGGCCGTTGATCGAGCCGCCCGATACCACCGCATCGGCGATCTGCGTCACGCTGCCCACCTCGAAGGGGTGGCCTGCGGCGCGGGTCACGGTCGCGACGTTGCCGGCGATGGCGATCGAATCGACCGCCGCCGCAGCGAAGCCGTTCACCAGGCAGGCGTCCAGCAGCGCAATCAGGGTGCCGGCAGTGCCGTTCAGCGTGGGCGCCCCGGCCATGCCGGAGTGAAGGAATTTGACGGAGGTGTCTGCAGGCATGTTGGTCCTTTACGGGCGGTCCACGTCGCCGCGCACGATGATCTGGAAGGAGTCGTCAACCACGGTCTCGGGGCCTTGCAGCACGGTGCGCACTACCCAGAGCGGCACCTGGGCGCCGATGGTGTTGAAGCGCAGCACGTTGCCTGTGGCCCACCCCAGGCCCCAGCCGAGGTAGGGGATCGTGAAATACGGAGTGCTGGTTGCCGGATTCAGCGGCGCGCAGTCGGCGCTCGTGTTGCCGGTCGCAATCACGCCCGAGTGCTCGCCGATGACGTTGAAGTTGGTCGAGTTGATGAACACGACTGCCCAGCGCTCGGTCAGCGCGCCGAGGTTGTTGACGGTGATCGGGTGCAGCGCCGAGTTGAACGACCCGGTGGCGGCCGAGCCGATCTGTTCGTCGGCCCACACGTTGTTCCAGCTCAGCTGATCGAACACGAGTTGGGTGCGCGCCCGCACATCGCCCGCCACCAGGGCGCTGGACAGGTAGCTGCCTGGCACCGGGTACTCGTGGCTGATCTGGCGCGTGAAGCTCACCTCGCCGTTGATCTGCACGTCGGACACCATCGCCATGTCCTCGATGCGGTGCTCCACCGTCACCGGCTGGCTGTAGCCGCTCACGTCGGTGAAGGTCACCGTGCCGGCGTCCAAGTCGGCCGTGTAGCCGGTGTCGATGACCTGGCCGTCGTCGCCGATCACGCGGACCCGCGAGAGGCGGGTCCGGCCGCAGTTGATGACCTGGGCGTTGCTGACCGTGGCGGGTCCAACCGTGCCGGTGTGGCCCAGCACCGCGAAGGCACCCGGACGGAAGATCGGCACGCGCCCGTCTTGGGGCAGGCGCACCGGGTCAAGGCCCAGGATGTTGGCGTCGAGCGGCAGGTAGAAGTAGCTGACGAAGTTGTAGCGCAGCGTGCTCGGGTCGATCGGCCACGGGCGCCAGATCTTGCTGTCGCTGGTGCGGATGTTGTCCGCGTCGTACCACCACTCGGCCTTCTGCTCGGCGGTCAGGCCGGCGTCCAGCATGTAGTCGCCGAACTGGATTTCGACCAGGCCGGTCTCGTAATCGACCTTGCCGCGAATGTGCGTGGCTTCGATCAGGCCGTCCAGGTCCGAGGTGGCGGTCAGGTTGTTGCCGTCCACATCGACGACGTTGATGACCAACGCGCTGGGCTTCAGCGGCGCCAGCTGGGTGTTGAAGCTGACGTTGGCCGTCTTCGTGCGGCACGAGGTCGTGTAGCACGAGTCCAGGCTGAAGTTGGTCGGAGAGCCGTTGACCACGTAGTCGTAGACCGTGCACAGCCCGCCCGAGTACATGACGCCGCCGCAGGCAATGCCGGGGTCCACGTTCGTGCGGCCGCGGTACAGAACACCCTCGAAGTCTTCGTAGGCAGTGCCCATCCAGGTGAAGCGCAGCGACCCGGGGACGATCTGGTCTTTGGTGTAGGGTGTGATGTCGATGACGACGGCCGGCGGCGTGAAGGTCTCGGTGTGGGCCTGGGCCACGCCCGCGCCGGTCGAGTAGCGCACGAACAGGGAGTTGGCGCCGAAGACCTCCTTCTGCGCGGTGTTCTCGAAAGTGCCTCCCTTGGCCGTGCTGGCGCCGCCACCGCCGCTGGTGCCTGATGGTGCCGGGCCGCCGCCTCCGCTGGTGCCGGTCTCGTTCAATGACTCCCAGGCCGAGGCGGTCTCGTAGTTGGCCTGGTGGCTGTTCTCTTCCCAGTCGCCCGTCACCTTGATGCTGACGCTCTTGGCGATGGCCGAGGCCGTGCCCATGGCGCCGAAGAAAGAGCCGTCCGTGCCGCAGATCGCGCGATGCAACACGGCCACGCCGGACTTGGAAGTCTGGACGGTGCTTTGCGAATGCGACGAGCTGTTCGACCCGGACGCGCGCGTGGAAGTCGTCATCGGCGTGCGCGTCGTCACCTCGTAATCGGGCGGAAAGTAGCCCCACGCGTCCGTCCCGCCTCCGACGAAACCGCCGCCGATGGCGCGGATGCTCACTTCTTCCTTGGGCTGGTTGTAGGCGGCCAAGACCGTAGGCGGGGGAGAGAACCCGGTGCCGCCGTAGGTTTTCGTCACATCGACCATCGAGACGTTCGTCTCGGAGCTGGCCGACTTGCCCGATGTGCCCTCCCCGCTGCTTGCGCCGCTGCTCAGCGACGCCTGGCGCTCGGTTACCCACTGCACCTCGATCGAGCCCAGCACCGGCGTCTCGGCCAGCGTGAACGCCACCACGCCGGCCGGGTCGGGCGTCAGGCCCGGCTTGAGCTCTTCGATGATTGCTTTCCAGTCGTAGGCGATCTGGAATTCGCTGCCCGGGTCGGGCATGAAGCTCGGGCGGAACAGCACGATGCCGGTTGTGGCTTGCAGCTGGCCCGCCCCATCGCCGCTCAGCACGCCAGCTGCGTTCGCCGTCACCGTGCGCACCACGCTGGCCGAGGTGTAGGTCAGCTCGAAGGTCTCGGCGACGATGCCGGTCTTCTCCAGATCGAAGCTGTACTCGGGCGCACGGAAGCCGGCCTGGCCGGAGCGGTTGGTGTAGCTCTGGCGCTCGCCCCAGTAGAAGCACAGCGCCGAGCGATCGTCGGGCAGCGCGGCCAGCGTCACCGAAATGCTGCCGGTCAGGTAGTTGATCGTGCCGGAGCCTGGCGCGTCGCCGCCGCCCAGCGTGCCATCGCCGTTGTCCCGGATCGTGTAGCTGTTGCCCAGCGCGCGGTAGACGGCACGCACCGAGCCCGGAGCCGGACGCGGGTTCAGGATCGAGACATAGCTGAAGCCGCGGTTTTCCTGCCCGATGCGGATGCGCTGGCTCAGCGAGGCCTGAGCCACCTCGACCTGGCGCGGCGTGGTCGCCACCAGCACCAGGGCATCCGTGGCTGGGCGCTGGTCGAGCAGCGCCGTCTCGGTGCGGCTGTTGGGCACCAGCTGGGTGTAAACGTCCTCGCAGCGTGCCTTGGCGTCGCCGATTGCGACCGGCTGCGCCAGCGGCACCACGCCGTAGTACGTCGCGGCGTCGGCCACCACGGTGTCGCGCGTGATCGCGGAGCCGTTGGCGCGCGTGAAGGTGCGGCTGGGCGGGGAGCCGGTGAAGTCGTGCCTCAGGGCGTCGCTGAGGTCCAGCGTGACGACGAGCGCCTGGTAGTCCTGGTCCTGGTTGTAGGTGAAGGTCCGCTCTTCCACTTCGACCCGAGTGATGCGGACGTACTGCTCAAACTGCGTGCCTTGACCTTCGTTCTGGCGCAGCAGCAGCGTCCGGCCGATGGGTGGCGCCTCCTGGTTCGTGCGCATGAACAGCTGTACGGAACGCTGACCCTGGATGTGGTTCTCAAACAGGTAGCCCGCCCATTCGGGGCCCGCGTTCAGATAGGCCTCGACACGCGCTGAGGCCTGCTCCCGCGTGTCGAATGTGTCGCCCGTCGAGAAGATCGTCGCGCTCACACGCGGGTCCTCAAACGGCTTCGCCACGATCACGTTGGCGCCCAGGTAGCGGTCGGTGTTGGTCGTGCGCACATGGGGAAACACCTTGCGCAGGCTCACACGGCCGCCGGCCCGGTCCAGCTCCGAGATGTCGTCGAAGATCTCGTTGCTGTTCTGGTCGTTGATGACGTGGGAGGAAGGCGGCCCGCCGCCCTCGTCCACGTCGGCCATCTCCACAGAGGCAATCAGCTTGATGTCGCCGGCAAGAATGGTCATTCAAATCTCCAGGAACCGCAGCGTGGCGGTGTAAAGGTCCTCCGAGGCCACATCGCTGTAGTGCTGCACCGGCTCGGCCCGGATCACTGGAGGCTCCTGATGGCGCCAAACCACCGTATGGCTCGCGCCGCGCAGTTGCAGAGTGAGCTGCAGCCCGGGCTCTTCCGCCCAAGCGAACAACTGCTCCAGATCGGCGCGCGTCATCCAGCTCGAACGGGTGGCCAAGGGCGGCTCCAAGGTGATGTGCCGGCCGGCCTGCCGCAACCCGGTTTGCAGGATCAAGGCGCCAGTCAGCGAGGTGGATTCGCTTTGCACCACTGGGCTCCAGGCGAGTTCGTCCTCCCAGTACAGGTCTTCCGGGAGTTCGACGCTGACGGCGCCGACGCTTAGGGTGATGCTCATGGTCCGCTGCGCCCCTGTTCTTGTTCTAGCTTCTGCAGCAACTGGCGCAATGCATTGGCATCAGCTGCCGATGCCACGTTCACCGTCTGGCTGTAGCCGCTGCGCAAATTGATGATCACCGGGGTGGCGCCGGTGTTAGGGTTCCCGGGCCTGCCGCCCTGCTGTGCCCTACTCAGCACCGCCTGGTCGATGGCCTTTTGCACCGCCAGTTCCAGGCTGCCGGCATGCTGAAAGTTCACTGGGGTGCCGTCGCTGGCGAAGAAGCTCTTGGCGATCGCCAGCGCCCGCGAATCGTCCACCCCCTGGCGCTTGGCCTCTTCAAAAACGCTGCGCACCGTTGGAACTGTCATGGTCTGGCGGTTACCTTGGGTGTCGCGAACGAAGCCATCCTTGTCCACGTTCAGCCGTTCACGCTCCAGATCGGCAGCCTTGGCACGCGCCTGGTTGGCCCTCTCGATCGCCGCGTTCTCGCGCTCCAGTGCGGTGATCTGGTCTTCAACCGCCTGCGTGGTCTTGCGCACGCTGGCGGTGGCTTCGTCAAAGCCCTTCTTCATGACTCGCACCGTGCCGTCAGCTGCGACTTCGACTCCGCGCAGTGCGGCTTCGAGCTTGATGGCTTCGCTGGCAACACCGCCGTTTGCCGCGATGGCTGCCTGGGCGTACTTGATGAACGCGTCCTGCAGCTCACGCGCGGTAGCCGTGCCGCTATTGCGAATCAGCTCATACGACTCGCTGAACTTCTTCGCGGTGTCGTTCAGAGACTGTTGGCTGGTTACGCCCAGCACCTTCATAGCCTCGGCCACGCTGTTGATGCCGGGCGTGGCCGCGTCCAGCGCACTCTTCAGCTCGCGAGCCTTTTGCGTGGCTTGCTCCAACAGGCCGTCAGTCACCTTGTTACCCAGCACCTTGCGCAGGGATTCGATGCGAGCACGCAACTCGTCCACGGCCTGCTGCGAGTCGGCCGTCTTGAGGCCCTGGCCTAGGCGCGTGGTGAGCACCGTGGCGACGTCAATGCCCTGGGCCTTGAGCTTGTCCATGCCGGCGATCAGAGTGTCGATGTCGTTCAGCACGCTGACCGAGGCCTTGGACATGCCGCCGCGGATCAGGTCGAAGTCCAGGCCAGTGCGCCGCACGGCCGCGCCCAGCTGGGCGTCCAGCGCCGCAGCGAGCTGCTCGGAGGCGCGCGCTGTGCCGTCCAAGGCGGCTCGCGCTGTCACCTCGAACTGCAGAAGATCGCGGCCGTCCAGGGCCGTGGCCCATGAGGCCTGAAACTGCTCCGCGGTGACTTTCCCGGTGGCTAGCAGCTTGTCTAGCACGCCCGCCGCATCGCGGATGCCGGCCTGCTTGCTCAGATCAAAGCTCTTGCCAATCTCGCCCAGAGCCTCGTCGGTGGATTTGCCCTTCTGGATCAGCTCCTCGAACTTCTGAACCAGCTCGGAGGCTGCCTTACCTAGGCCGAACTTGGCTTCGGCCGCAGCCTTGTCGGCCGCGATCTGTCGGTCGCGCGCTTCTTTCAAGCGCTCGGCCTGGGCAAGGGACTCTTGCTCCTGCTTCTTCAGGTCCGCCTCGGCCTGCTCGACGGTCTTCAAGCCCTGTGCCTTGAGCACAAGCTTGGCCGCCAGCTCGCCGATTTCCTTGGCATAGGCGGCAGTGAGCACGATCAGCCCGGCGGGGCCTCCAATCAGGCTCAGCAGGCCTCTGCCGGCTGCCGCCATGCTGCCCCAGGCGGCGCTCAGGAATCCGGCCGACTTAGTAGCAGCGGTCTTGGCGGCGCTAGCCTGGCCAACGGCGGCGGCCGTCTCCCCGGCCGCACTGGTCAGGCCTTTGCTTGCAGCCGCGTTGGTCACCTTGGCGGCAGTGTTGGCCACCGTCGCCGCCGTGTTGGCCGTGGTCGCTGCGGTGTTCGCTGTGGTCGCGGTGGTGGCGGTAGCGGTCGCCGCCGTTGCCGCAGCAGTCTCCACCGCAGCCAGGCGCGCCTGGGTGGCCCAGCCCAGAAAGCTCTGGGCCACACGCAGCACGCCCACGGCAATCGCCCCTTGGCCCAGGGTGAGGGCGGCGCTGGCAATGGTGTCCAGGTTGTCGGCCAGGAACTTCAGGCCCTCGGCCAGCTGCTGCGTGGCGCCGGTGCCCTGGTTCAGCTCGCCCACAAAGCCGGTCCAGGCGGTGCTCAGGTTCTGCAGCGCGCCGCTCACCGTGGGGGGCAGCTTGGCGAACTCGGCCGCCACGGCGTCGGTCTGGCCGCGAAGCGCGGTGATCACCGCCTCGCTGGTCAGGCGGCCCTGCTCGGCCATCTTGCGCAGCTCGCCCGTGCCCACACCCAGGCCGGCCGCCAGCGCCTGGGCCAGGCGGGGGGCTTGCTCCATCACCGAGTTGAACTCGTCGCCGCGCAGCGTGCCGGACTGCAGGCCCTGCGTGAGCTGGGTGATGGCGGCCTTGGCGGCATCCGCGCTGCCGCCGGTGATCTGAATCGCCTGATTGATCGTTTCCGTCAGCGCCAGGGCTTGCGCCTGGCTCAGGCCCAGTTCCCTGCCAGCGGTCAGCACCTTGGTGAACAGGGTGCCGGTGGCCTCCAGGTCGCTGCGGGTGGCAATAGCCACGCGCTGCACGCCCTCCAGCGCCTGCTCAAACGCCTCACCGTCGCCGGTCACCAGCTTGATGCGCGCGCTCAGGGTGCTGAAGGCGTCGGCCGTCTGGACCACGTCCTTGATCATTCCGCCCATCACGCTGCCGCCCGAGAGCGCAAGGATGGCCGACTGCACCCGCGTCAGCTGCGTGCTGATGGACTGCACGCCATCGCCAATGGCGCGGTGCGTGCGCTGCATTTGCTCGCCCGCTGCGCTTGCAGCCCGGGCACTTCCCTGCCAAGCGGGGGCCAGGGCTTCAGTACGCGCGCGGGCCTCCAGCAGCTCGGTGTTCAGGCGCTGCTGGGCGACCTGGGTCTGGGTGGCGGCAATGCCGTGCTTCTGCAGGCCGGCCACCGCGCCGGCCAGGGCCTCCTGTTGGCCCTGCAGCCCGGTGCGCGCCTTGTCCGCGGCGGCCTCCAGGCGTTGCAGGTGCGCGGCTTCCTGCGCGGTGGGTGGCCCGGCCTTGGTGAGCTGCGCGGCGAAGTCGGCGGCTTCCTTCTCCGCCCGCTTCAGTGCGGCGCCGGCCTCCGTCACCTCGCGCTTGAGCTGCTCCACGGCGCTGATCGCCGCCTGCTGCTCACCCAGCTTGCGCAGCTGCTCAGCAGCTGCCTGCGCCTCCTGCTTGAGCTCGCCCTCCAGCAGCTTGGCCATCTCGTCCAGGCGTGCGGTGAGCTGCTCGACCGATTCCTTGCCTGTGACGCCGGCATCGATTTTGACGCCGAACTGGATGTTGCTGGCCATGGGGCTGTGCTCTCACAATGCGGGCATGTTTCGCCTGCTGTTCCTTCTTCTAGGCCTGAGCCTGCTGGGCTTCGGGCTGTCGGCCACGCTGGGCTGGGCCCTGCTGGGCCTGACCGTGCTGCTGTGGGCGGGCTGGCTGGCCTACCTGGCCTGGGCCCTGAGCACGCAGGCGCCAGCCAGGCGGCGCTGAGGGCCGTTCAGGCGGCTCAGGCGCCCGAACCGCCCCAGCTGCATCACTGCATCCGCACCCTGAAGAACTTGCTCGTGCCCGCGCCGGTCTTGGTCGGGTCCAGCAGCACCTCGCCCTCGATCTCCAGCTCGGCAAAGTCGTCGTTGATCAGGCCCCAGCTCTTGAGTGCGCCGGTGCGCACGCGGTACAGCTCCACCGTGTTGGTGGCGCCATCCATCGCTTCATTCACGCCGGCAAACAGCATCTCAAGCGTCGGGGCGGCCTGGGTCAGGGCCTCGATCACGTCATAGCCGCCGTAGGCGTAATCCACGGTCAGGGCGTCGGCGTCGGTGATGTCGGGCGCGCCGTCCAGCACGAACAGGCCCTCGGGGCGCACCTCGTAGTTGCCGGCCGCCGCGATGGTCACGGCGGACTTCTTGAGCACCACGGCGCTGGGGTTCAGATGGGCTAGCTTGATCAGCCCACCCTTGTAGGCCGTGACGGCTTCGCCCACCACCGTGCTGCCCACCACCGCCGCAGTATCACCAAACACCACGCGGGCCAGGTTCACCGGGTTCAGATCCTGCAGCTTGGCGCTCATGTTCACCGATTCGATGCGGTTCACCTGCGCACGGTTGCCGCCGCCGCCACGGCTGAAGTCCTTCTGCTTCTTGATGTCCTCTTCCACGTTCAGCACCAGCTCGGCGATGCCGCCGATGGACTGCAACGGGGCGGCGCTGTTCAGCAGCCGGGCATAAACGACACCGGCAGTCATGGTGGGACGAAAAATTCGGGTGGTCAGCATGGGGTGGGCCTTTCAGATCGGCGGGTTGGGAGAGTTGGGGTTCAGATCACGCCCCTGACCATCAGCTCGGTGCTGAAGGCCAAGGGCAGGTATTGGTGGCCCGCGGCGAACCGCGGGCCGGGTGCGCCAGCAAGACCCAGTGCCTTGGTGGCGCTCGGTGGCTTCCAGCCCATCAGGGCCTGCAACACCTGGCCAGCCAGCAGCCCGGCCTGGCCGTTCGATTCCGCGCCGGCCTTGAGCGCGCGCACATTGCGGGTGGCCACCACAGCCAACCAGGTCTGCTGCACGCGTGCCGCACTGCGCGGACTGTTCAGCTCCAGTACCTGGTAGCCCTGGTAGAGCACATGCACGGCCGGGCTGAGCTGGCGCTCCTCGGTCACGCCGGCCAGGTCGGCCGCACCGAGCAGGTGCAGGCCCGGCCGGCTGGCACCGAGGGTCGCGCGCAATCGCTCCAGCAACTCGGCCTCCAGCACCCAGAAGTCGAGCGGCTCGGCCATCAGTACGCGTCCCAGTCAAAGGCCTTGGCAGGCGTGCGGGCCACGGTGCGGCCGCTGGGCTGGGCCACCTCGGTGTCAGCTCCGCCCAGGCTCACCTGGCCCTTGGCCAAGGCCATCAGGTAGTCCTCGGCCCACTGGGCGCCCTTGCGAATTTCCTCGGGCACCGTGGTGCCGTACAGGCGCTTGAGTGCAATGGTGGCCACCACGCTGGGCAGGTCCGAACCGGCCACCAGCTCGGCACTCAAGGGCATGGCCGTGCGGTAGCGCGGGAACAGGTGCGTGTCCGCGTGGCGGCTGGCCATCTCCAGGGCGGTGTTCATGCGCGCCAGGGCGCCGTCGGCGTCCAGCTGAGCCTCCAGGCTGTAGGCACTACGGTCACCCCCTTGCACCGTCAGGCGCAGCAGATCGCCCGTGACCAGCGCGCTGGCCGAGGCTCGCTGCGCCAGCTCGTCCCAGCCGCCGGTGGCGGCATGGAGCAGGTGCTCAAGGGTGGCGTAGGACATCGCTCAGCTCAGCGCGGTGTTCAGCGCAGGATGCGGATGAACTCGCCGGCACCCGCAGCGGCGTCGCGCGCCACGCCGCAGCCCACACCCGTGGTCTTGGGAATGGCGCGGCCGCTGGCATCGGTTTCCACCTCGGCGCCCACGGTGATGGCGGCGCCGGACTCCACCAGCAATTCACCTTGGGCGTTCACCGGCGTTTGCTCGCCGTTGTCGGCGTTCACCGCGGCCACGCCCAGGGTGCGCACACCGGCAGCGGGCACGCCGCCGGTGAAGGACACGAAGCGCAGGCGCGACAGCGCGGCCGTGGCTTGCACGGTAAGGACCAGCAGGATCTTCTCGGTCTTCATGGCGGCTTACTCCTGCGGCTTGTCGGTGGGCACGGGGCGCACGTCCAGACCCTTGGCCTGGGCCTCGGTCAGCTCGATGGGCTCGCCGCTCTCGTAGCGGTCGCCATCGAGCAGGATGGGCGTGTGGCCCACCAGGTAGGTCTGGGTCTCGGGGGCTTGGTCGGCGCCGCGCTTGGGAGCGGCCGGGGGCTTCTTGGCCATGGGAGGGTTCCTTTCAGTGCCCGCCGGTTGGGCGGGTTGGGCGAGCGCTTCGCTTAGGCGCGGGTGTTGGTGATCAGGTAGCCGCCATCGGCACCCAGCAGGAAGGGGCGGAAGATGTCCGTGTTGCGGATCAGCTCCACCTTGCCGTCCTCGGTGCGGGTGTCCACCACTGGCTGGCCCTTCTTGCGCAGCGTGTAGCCAAAGCTCGGCTCATAGGGGCTGCGCGGCGTGCTGCCGGCGCCGGGCACATAGGCCAGCACGGCCGTGTCGCCCCAGATGTCGCTGGTCACGCCGGCATCGTTGGCCTGCACGGCACGGCCGACCACGATGTTCTCGATCTCGAAGATTTCCTTTAGATCGGCGATCTGCACCAGACGCGGGCGGGTGTCGCTCAGGATGGCCTTGAGCTGCGGGTGCTTCTTCAGCAAGCGCCAGGTGTCGTAGCCGATCACCATGGTGTTCGGCTCCTTCACGATCTTGGAGCGGATTGCGGCTTTGGCGTCGCTGACCACGCCTTCGGGGTCCGAGGTCGGATCGCTCCAGCAACTGGCGCCCGCCAGGGCGATCTTGTTGCCCGCGCCGTAGTTGGCCGGGTCCTGCACGATGTCGGCCACCTTGCGCTCGTGGCGCAGGCGGATGCCCTCCACCACGATGTTGGTGGCACGCGCCTGGAGCGGGTAGGCGCTCTCGGCGTCTTCGCGGTAGTCGATCGGGTATTCCAGATCGTGCTCGTCCATCGCCACGTCCACCGAGCCCACATCCTCGGGCGAGATGCGGTTGCTCTTGGCGCGCAGTGCGCGCTCGGTGTTGTAGAGCTTGAAGTGCTCTTTGCCGAACACCGGGATCTTGCCGCCCTCCTTTTCGACCAGGACGAAAGGCATCAGCTGGTCGGCGACCAACTGGGCGTTCATGTAGCCCACCGCCAGGGCGGTGAGCACGGGGTCAACGATGCGCAGATTGCTGAGGCGTCCCATGGGGAATCTCCTGTTCGCTTATTGGTTGCGTGGGCTTACTTGAGAACGGCGGCGGCCGCTTCGGCGTAGCTCAGCTGCTTCTCGGCGGCGTAGGCCAAGATCTGCTTGTGCTGCGCCAGGCGCGCGGGGTCAGCCCCTTCGGCGAAGGCCAGCTCTTCATCGCTGGCCGTCTTGCCGTCGCCGGCAGCGCGCTGCTTGGTGGCCGTGCTACCCAGGCTCACCAGCACCGGGCTGGCCTGCAGCTGGTCCCTGAGGCTCTTGAGCAGCGGTGCCTTGGCGTCGCCCTCGCCGAACTCGATGGGCTCTTGCGCGCCCGCCAGGTGGTCCAGCGTGGCCACGATGGCCGGCACCGCAGCGCTGAGGAGGCGGCCTTCGCTCACCAGCTTCTCGGCAAAGGCCTGGTTCTCGGCGTGCCGGCCGTCGGCCGCTGCCTGGGCGGCCGCAGCGGCGAGCGCGGCGTTTTGCGCCGCAAGGCGCTCGTTCTCGGCGCGCAGGCGCGCGGCTTCTTCTTCGGTCACGGTGGACTCCTGGGCGGGTGGTGAATCGGTGGGTTCGGAGAAGCAAAGAACCCCGGTCTCGGCATCGCCGAAGCTGGGGTTGCGCAGGCCCTTCACGGCGGGCGGCTGCGCCCCCAGAAAGCCCACATGGCGCAAGTAGTGGCCACCCGGGCGCGGGTTGCCGGGGGCCTCGGGGCCGTAGAAGGCCGCGCTGATCTTCTTGAAGGCGCCGGCCGCCACCATGTCGGCGAAGTCGGCGTTCACCTGGGCCGGCAAGGCGTACAGGCCGGCGGGGCCGCTGGCGTCGTCGCTCTCTTGGTATTCGAGGCCCTGGATCCAGCCAAAGGCCGGCAGGTCGGCGGCCGGGTGGCCCACCACGATGGGGGCTTCGTGCAGGCTTGGGCTGTAGCTGGCCGCAATGCTGCGCAACATGGCCGGCGTGAACGCGTGGCGCTCGCCGCTCATGGCGGTGTACTCGCCGGGCTTGAAGATGTGCAGTCGCTTGGGCATGGCCGCCATTGCAGCGGCCAGGGGCCCCTTCGCTCGACTAAAGCGCTTTACTGATTGAAGGCGTCCTCGCGCGTGCGCGAGAGCCTGGTGAGCCGAGGGCTATGCGCCCCCGTTGCACTCGGGGCACGGCAGGAGATAGTCGTTCCACGGATCCCGCCCATCACCGTGGCAGCGTGGGCATTCGGACGATTCGTCCTCGTAGTCGTCCGGCCAGCTGTGGCACTCGCATTCGCAAGGTTCCGGCTGGTCGCGGTAGCCGTAGCGCAGTTCAGCACAGGCATGGCCATTGCCGCTCAAGCAGGCGCACTGGAGGGTGGCAGACATGCTCTGTGCCTCTCGCTTTGTCAGGCCGCGTCCAGCCCCGGCAGGCTGCTTTGACGCCCCAGGTATTGCTCGCGCTGCCAGGCGTCCACGATCTGGCGCACGCGCACTTCGGTCAGGCCCTCCTGGCGGGCCAGCTCGCGGTAGTTGTTGCCCCGAAAGCGCGCGCACATGGCGCGGTCGCGGGCCGAGAGCTGCACCGATAGCCCCTTGGCGATGTAGATGTTGCCGCGCCCGCCCAACTCGTTGGAGAGGTGCTGCAGCTGTGTCAGCACCAGATCGGCCAGCACCTGCAGCTGCGCCAACCAGGCACCGCTGGGGGCCGCCTGGCCGGCCGTGCCGCTGGCCAGCACCAGGGCCTCGAACAGGCACAGGGCCAGCTCGCGCATGCCCTCGGCCAGACCAGGAGGTAGCCGGGTTTCGAGCACGGCGAGTTCGGCGGCGGTGATGGCGCGGTTGGACATGGTCAGTCTTGGTGCAGCGGCTGCAGCTCGGGCAGGTCGGCGCAGTTGAGCGCGCGGCTCAAGCAGCGCCAGGCCGCCAGGTGGGCATCGAAGCCCTGGCCGCGCTGCAGGCATTCAGCAGCCTGGTTCAGGGCCTGCAGCTTGTCCGCGTGGGCGGCCAGGTCGGGCTGCGCCAACACGGCGTCATGCAGCGCCACCAAGGTTTGCGGCAGCACGGCCGGGCGCATGGCCCACTTCTTGAGGGTCTCGGTGAGCGTGCTCATCTGCCTTTGGCTGGCCCACTGCAGGGTATCGACCTTGGCGATGCGCTTGCAGTACTTGGCCAGCGCCGCTTCACTGGGGTCGCGCACGACCCCCAGGTGGTGCAGAAACAGCCACAGCGCGCGCACCTTGCGCGCCTCGGGGCTGCGGTCCAGGCGGCGCGGCTTGTCGGTGCCCGAGCGCACCACGAAGCCGCTGCGCTTGGCCTGCTCCAGCACGGCCTCCAGCTGGCTCACGTTCATTTCGGCCGTGCTGGCCAGGCCGCCGCTGGCGGTGCGCAGCAGGGTGCGGTAGGTGTCATCGTCCAGCTGCAGCTCGCGCTTGGCCACATGGATCAGCTTGATCAGGGTGGCGCGGCGATCGCCAGCGGCTTGGGCGTGCTTAGACATCGGTCGGCCCGATCTGGATGCGCGCGCCCAGGTCCTGCGCATGGCGCTCGCAGCCTTGGGCGTCGCTGTGGTGGTGGCGGTCATCCAAGCAGTGCGGGCAAGTCCAGCGCTGCGCGCCGGCCTCGTTGCCCTGCAGCTGCTCGTCATCGAAGTGACCGCTCATGGATGCACCTGCGGCGCACGGCAAGGCGGGGCCTCGTACTGGGCGCACCAGGCGTAGGCCGAGACAGCAAAGCCGCCCTTCCTGCAGCGCAGGCCCGCGCGGTCGAAGGGCGGCATGCGCTCCACGTAGGTGGTCTCGTGGTGGCGGCAATTGGCGCAGCGCGGCCGCTCTTTGGCCGGCACAAAGCCCTGGGCGGCCTTGACGTTGTCGATGCCGCTCACGGCGCCACCTCGGCCGCGGCCTCGAAGGGGGTGATGATGAAGTCTTCCACCCCGGTGGTGATGCTGATGCCGGCGATGCCGCGCAGGGCCTCGGGCTCGTTCAGCATGGCTTCCTTGTTGGGCTCCTGCTTCACGCGCACGAAGCGCCCCAGGCCCATGCGCAGCAGGGTTTCCAGCACGGTGTCGGCGCCGCGAATGGCGACGCTGGGCGGGCGCTGGCGCCAGCTCACTTCGCCGGTGATCAGGTTGGCCGTCTTGCCCTTGCCGCACAGCTCGGCGCGGTGGGCCTCGCAGTAGCGCTGCACGCCGTCCTGCAGGGCCTGCAGCTCGGTGTTCAGGGCCTCCAGTCCGGGCTGGGCCTGCTTGGTGATGGCGGCAATCTGGTCGTTCATGTCGGCACGCTGGCGCTCGAACTCGCGCTGCAGGTCGCCGATGCGCTTGATGTCGGCGGCGCACTCGCCCTGGGTTTGGGGCACCACGGCGGTGGCTTTGGTCTTGAGGCGGGTAGCCATGTCAGGCTCCTGGGTTCGGGGTGGATTGGGTGCTGGACTGCTCACCAATCGGCGGCACGCCGGCCAACTCGGCGGCGGCGTTGCAGGTCATCACAGCGATGCGGTGGCGCTCGTCGCGGGTGACGGTCTTGGCCAGGCTGGTGAGGTAGCTCAGCAGCCCTAAGGCCACCACATCGGGGGCCAGGTGGTCGGGCACCAATTGGTTGAACTGCATGGCCAGGTCGGTGGCGGCGATGGAATCGGCTTCGGTCATTCGGGGCTCCCGTTGGTTTCAGATCCAGGTTCAGGGTCAGGCTTGGGTTTGAGGAACTTTTTGCGGAAGGCCTCGGGCATGGGCACGGCGCGGCCGGCGTGGCTTTCCAGTCGCAGCAGCTCGGGGTCGCGCTGCGGGCGCTCAAGCGTGGGTAGCACGGCGCTGGCCGGTGCGGCAGCCGCTTGCGCGCCGGGGCGGTGGCGGCGTGCCTGCTCGGCGACGGCCTCGGCGCGGGCCTCGTGCCGGTCGGCCAGGCCCACCAGCACGGCGTGCAGGTAGGCATGGCCACGCAGCGGCAGCTCCAGGCGGCCGGCGGCCCGGCTGGCCTGCAACTGGTCGAAGGCTTGCGCCCACAGCGGCACAGGCACCGCCCAGTCGCGCCCTTTGGCGTGGATGGCCTGGCGCTCCAGATCGGGCAGCAGGCCCAGCAGCAGCTTGCACTGCTTGGCGAGGGTGAGGCGGGTCTTGGGCGGGGTGAACAGGGTGAGGTACTGCATCACCCGGGCACCGAGCGGAATGCTCACGGCGGCCAGGCGGGCGAAGGCTTGCTGGGCTTCCGCGTCGGCAAACAGCTGGGCGGGGCTCAGCTCGGTGCCGCACACCGGGCAGGCCAGATCGGTCTTTGCGTTCACAGAGGGCTCCAGGCGGTGCCCAAGGCAGGGGCCAGCAACACCGCAACGAGCACCAGGCCGAGCGCAGCCGCCAGGCTCAGCCACGGGGCCAGCCGGCTGCGCGGGCGGCGGCAGTGCTGCACGGTGCCGGGGGCGAAGAAGTACTTGGGTTTCATGGTGCTCCCTCAGTCGGGCTCAAACATGGCCGCCACGCGGCGGGCCTGCGGGAACAGCTCCAGTGCGGCCAGCACGGCGTCCACCCCGCAGGGGTAGCGGCCACGGTGCACGCCACGCGAGCCGTCGGGCATCACGATGGTGACGCGGTACATGTTCAGCACCCAGCTATGACTTGCGCATCCACCTTGGGCCAGGCGGCGGCCGCCGCCGCGTTCATGGCGCGCGCCACCAGGTTGTTGACCACCAGCGGGTGGCAGATCGAGCGCGCGTCGCCCGCACGGCCGCCCCGGGGCATGTGCACCAGGCGGGCACGAATGGCGTCCACGGCGTCCGCCTCGAACACGTCTTCAAACTTCAGGTCAAAGCGGGCGAACTTGTGGCGCAGGTAGCCTTCCAGCTCGGCGTCCAGCGGCGCCAGCTCCACCAGCTCGCAGCGCTGCATGACCTCGCGCACCTCGGGGTTCTGGCTGTTCAGCCGGTCGCGCAGCTCGGGCTGGGCGATCAGGGCCACGCCAACGAGGCGCTGCATGCCGTCCTTCAGCTCCAGGAAGCGCTTCAGGTGCTTGAGCGTGGCGGTGGGCAGGCAGTGCGCCTCCTCAATCAGCAGGAGGTGGCGGCGGCCGCCCTTGCGGCTGGCCTTGAGCAGGGCATGCACCTGGGCAAAACGGGCCTCGGGGCTGCTCTTGACCTTGAGTTGCGGGTCCAGCGTGGCGGCAATGGCCTCGGCAATGTGGCTGGCCTTCAGCGTCTTGCCCTTGGCATCGCTCTGCTCCATGGCCAGCACATAGGGGCGGATCACCGCCACATCCTGGGCGCCGGCCTTGATGCGCTCTTCCAGATCTTCGGCCAGGGTGCTCTTGCCCGCCCCGCTTTCACCCACCACCGCCATGAAGCCATGGTGGCGTGCGGCATCCATCAGCGCGGCGCGCACGTAGCGCACGCTGGGGGTTTGGAACACGTCGTCGGGCGTCTGCACGTCGTCCACAAACGGGCTGCGGGGCAGGCCGAAGTGTTGGCGAGCCTGCGGGGAGAGCGATTGGCACTGCAGTAGCATGGATTCCTCCTCGGGGGGGTTGGGTTCAATTGCGGGTTCAACCTCAGGGGCGGCCTCGGCGTGTTGCAGCACGCCGGGGCCAACTTTTTGGGCCGGTTTGATTTGCGGCCCGCTGGCGCGTTTTTGGGTGTTGCAGGCGGCCTGGGTATGGCCGGCGCGTTTTGAAGGCTTGGCGGGGGTTTTTCCCCCGGACAAAAACCCATTCATGTAACGACCGCCCGCCGCCTGCTTGGCGGCGCTGTGGGAAATGCCCAGTGCGGCGGCCACCTGGCGGTGCGTGAGGCCCTGCTCGCGCAGCTCGTGCACGCGCTTGACCAAGGCCGGGGTGATCCTGATCGGCCGGCTCATGCGCCACCCCCGGCCACCACGCGCAGCGCGGTGCGCTTCTCCAGGCGCTCGCGCAGGGCGTCGAGCTGGTCCTCGGGCACGCCCTCGGGGTGCCACTGGCGCAGCAGGGCATGGCGTTCGGGGCTCAGGGTCATGCCGGCCTGGGCCAGGTGCTGGGCCACCTCGAACAAGGTGAGTACGCGAGCCGGCGCGCGGGCTGCCATGGCGGCGGCCGGCTGCAGCTCGGTGCCGCGGCGCGGCAGGTAGGTGGGCAGCTCGGTCTGGTCGATGGGTTTGTAAGGGTCGATGCGGCCGCCAAATGGCAGGGCTTGGCCGGACTTCTTGCGTGCCTCGGTCTCCTCCTGCGTAGCGCCACCCCACACTGCTTGCTCCACCGCCTTGCGGTTGGTGTCCAGCACCGTGTCGGCCGGGCAGGCGTAGGCCTCGCCGATCACGTTGGCGTCGGCACGGAAGCCGGCGTCGTCGCGCTCGACCTGGGGCACGCTGTGCAGCAGCTCGTTGCCTTCGGCGTCGCGCAGCACGGCATAGGCGGCAGCCTGGGCCCAGGGGTTGATGGCCATGGCCAGGCGCTCGCCCACCATCACCCCGGGCACGCCGCGCACGTCGTACTCGCGGCCTTTGAAGGCGACCGTCAAGGTGTCGGTGACCTTGCGGGTCTCGGGCTCGTGGGTCAGCAGCTCGCGGCACAGCTCGATGCCGGGCGCCAGGCGCAGCTGCTCGGCAGCAATGGCCATCCACGCCTCGTTGCGGGTGCGGCCGTGGCGGCTGTGCACCTTGGTAGCGTTGTACCAACGGACCCAGCGCTGGGCCTGGGCGTTCAGCTCGTCCAGATTGCGCACGGGCGCCAGGCGCAGGCTGGATTCAAAGCTGCGCTCGATCAGGTTGCGGGCGTTCTCCACCTGGCCAGTGGCGCGGGCGTTGCCGGGCATGTGAGCAATCAGCTCCACTTGCAGGCGCCGCGCCAGGTTCTTGAACAGGCCGCTGGTGTTGGCGCTGCCCTGGTCCATCATCAAGATGCGCGGCACGCCGTGGACGGGGTCGGCCTCGCGCGGGTGGATGAACTGCAGGAAGCTTTCCACCAGGTTGGCGCTGCTCTCGGCGCCCATCACGTAGCGCAGCATCAGGGCGCCGCTGTAGTGGTCGGTGGCCTCGTAGCTCCAGACGCGATCGGCCTCGATAGCCTTCAGGTTCTTGGGCTTGTTCTTGTAGAACTGCTCGCGGTGCATGACCTGCAGGCCGGCCTCGGCCTCCCGCTCGGCGTGCAGGTAGTAGAGGACGCACAGGCTGGCGTCGATCTGCCACACATGGTTGGGGTGCAAGCTCTTGAGTTCGACGGCCGGCGTGGCGCGGGCCAGCTGGTCGGGGTGCACGCCGTGGGCACGCAGGGCGCGGGCAATGGCCGAGTCCGACAGTGGCCGCAGCTCCCCCGTGCTGGCGCACAGGCGCTCGGCGCGCAGTTCGCCATTGGCGCGCAGGATCTCCACCGCCTGGCCGACGCTGAGCAGGCGCTTGGCGCTCTTGCGTGCGCTGCTGGTGATGAGGCCGCTGATGAGCTTTGCCTCGGCCAGCGTCAGCGCCACCTCGCCAGCGTCGGCGCGCTGCTTGCGCTGCGGGCGCTGGGCCACCTGGGCCAGGTAGCGGTGCAGGGTGGCCAGGCTGACGCCCAGCTCGGTGCAGGCGGCCTGCATTAGAGGCGCCTTGCCGCCGTGCGGCGCGCTGGCCAGCTGCTGCGCAAGCTGTGCACAGCGGGCCACGGTGGCGGGACTCATGGGCATGGGAGCTGCGGCGCTGGCGGTGGAGGCGGGGTTCAGCTCTTGGCCCATTGCGCCACCTCGGCGACCAGCTCGGCGTCGGCCGCTCGGCTGACATCAGGCAACCCAAACTCTTCCCGCAGTTCTGCAAGGCTGGATTGCAACTGACCCACCAGGCCGGCCAGGAACAGGGTCTGGGTGCCGCGTTCGGCGGCCGCGTGGTCCACCGCAATGAAGCGCTGGCGCAGCTCACCGAGCAGGATGGCATCGGCATGACGCAGGGCCTCAGTGGCGAGCTTCTGGCAATGGGCCAGTTTGTCGTCGGGGGCCAGGCGGTCGATGCGGCCCAGGTCTCGTTCGAGCTTGTCGATGCGGGCTTGCTTCTTGTCCAGGATGCTTTGATCGGCCTGGCGCTCGGCCTTGGTTTCGCGCAGGGCGGCACGCAGCTCCTTCACGGACATGCGGGCCACATCGTCCAGATCCAGCTCGCCGGTCTGGCCTGTGAGCTCCAGTTCCTGGATTTGTTCGTCATCCAGGACCAGCAGCTCCAGCAGCTTGGACTGGCTGCCGGCGGCTTTCACAAGGTGCGACGTCGCACCTTGTGAAAACTTGGTGCCAGCCTGCATCAGGCGCTTTGCGAGGGTCAGATCAACCGACAGCGCCTCCAGGCGCAAGACGAAGTTCTGCCAATTCGGGCTTGCCTCCTTCAGTACGCGCAAGCCAATTCCGACCTGCAGCACCGCCTCCACGCTACGGCGCATGTTGGCGCTGATGTCACGCTGGATCAAATCGGGATCAGTGCAATCAGCTGGCAGCTGGTAGCCCAGCTGCTGGGCCACGGCGCGGGTGCGGGCTTCGGCTTCCCGCCGTGCCACGGCCAGTTCGTTGGCGGCGCTGAAGTCGTTCACGATCAGTGCGTCGGAAACGCCGGTGTCTTTGCGCTCAGGAGCGGGTGTGGGCTTTCGGCCCGGGCGCTTGGTCTCAGACATCGCTCACCTCCTGGCGAGCTTTGATGCGGGCAATGAGGCGCTGGCGCCCTACTGCGGCGAGGGCGTCGATCTGGTCGAGCGCGCACGAGAGGACGGAAGCCTCTTGCCCGTCATCTGGGACCATAGTGACGACACAGCGCACTGAGTTGTCGTCGGGCGAGATGATCTCGACCTCTGCGAAAGTGTTTTTCATGCTCTTTTCGTGCGTTGGGTGGCGAAGGAATCAAAGGGGAACTGCGTAGCGCTGCTGCACTTCATCCAGCTGCCGGCGCGCGGCGGTGAGCTGCGTGGCCACGGTGGTTGCAATGCGCACCAGCGGTGCGCCCAGCCGCCAGCGGTTGGTGCCGGGCACCTGCTCCACGAAGGCGGTTTCTGCAGCCAGTGCAGGCAGGTTGATGGACACCCAGCTGGGCGACACGCCCAAGCCCTTGGCAATCTCGCCCGGGGGCAGGCCGAGCAGCTCGTGGCCTGCGAGCAGGCGCAAGAGGTCGCAGGTTTTCCTGACGGGGCCGGGCAGAGGTTTGACGGTGGTGCTGCTTTCAGGGCGGGTCGGGCCGGTCATGCCTGCCCTCCGACGCGGAGCTGCGCAGCGTGGATTGCGAGGCCGGCCAGGCGCTGCACCTTCTGCTCGGCCTCGCGGGCAAAGCCACGGCAGTGCTCGACGCTGAAGAAGAGGTAGCCGCCTTGGGCCGCTCGCTGGCGCCACAGGGCGCGTTCCAGCGCGTTGGCCTGTGCCCTGGCGAACAGTGGGTCGCGTGCGGGGCCTCTCATGCCGGCACCTCGCTGGCCTGGATGGTGCAGACCAGCGCGAAGCCGTTGCCCAGATCGATGGCAATGCCCCGGCCCAGTGCGGCGAGGGCCAAGGTTTTCAGGGTGATGCCGACCACGCGCTCGGCGTCGTGTTGCAGCATGTCCAGCGGCGCAGCGTCGCTGCTCATCACGGCGCGCATCAGGTCGCGCTTGGTAAGTGCGGTACTCATCAGAACTCCAGTTCAGGCGCGTTGAACGCGGCCACATTGCGGTGGTGAAACGCCACCTGCTCCAGGTGGGTGCGCAGTGCCTCCAGGGCCGGTGCCGCGTCGGCCTGGCCGTTGGCGGCGTAGAAAGCGGTGAGCAACTCCAGGGCCTGGGCGCAGCCGGAGTTCAGCGCCACCAGGTCGCCTTGCTTGGGCGCCAAGCCCTTGGGCATGTCCACCAGCAGCTTCCCGCTGGCGGCCGCCATCCAGCGGGTGACGAAGTTGCAGCCGCAGGCGAACTCAAAGGCCGGCACATTGACCAGCGGCATGCGGCCGTTGCTGATCCATTTGTAGAGGGCCCAGTGGTCCTCCAAGCCCATGCGCTCAGCGATGCGCTCAATGCTGAGGCGGTGCTTCTGCAGCGCGTAGTCCTTGCAGGCCTGCAGGGCGTCGCGCAGGGTGCTGGGCTGGTAGTTCTTCCAAGCGCGGGCATTCATTGGAAGAGCCCTCCCCGCAGGCCGTGGGTGGCTTCCAAACAAACGGGCGTTTGGGGGCGGTGACCTGCGGCCGCCAGCTGCCACAGTGGCGTCAAACCACAGGTCAGGGAGGACCCAATGAAACTGGTGCACAGCGCCGCCCATCCGGGCGCACACCCCGAGTCCGAGCCGTTCGATGAACTGGCCGGGCGCATTGAAGGCTTGGCCCGCGCCGTGCTGGTGCTGGCGGACATGCTGGAAGCGCAAGCCGACGTGGACGGGCCGACGCTGAGTGCGCGCTGGCGCCGCAGCGTGGCGGCAAGAGCCAGCGCACCCAGTCTGGCCACGGCGCGGCGCACGCTGCTGGAGCTGGCGGCACAGTTGGACGAGGCGCGGGCAACGCGCGCCACGGCGGCGCGGGATGAATGGGCGCGGCGCATCAGGCGACGGCCCTGGTCTGGCTGATTCGGCGCAGCACGGGCTGACCGCTGGGCGGCCAGATGGTGCTCACTGGCAGACCAAGGATCTGGGCAATCTCGGCTCGGATTCGCGCGGAGACGGCCTTGCCGCTGATGACCTGCGACATGGAGGTCTTCGAGACACCGATCCGGTCGGCCAGCGCGGCAGGCGTGATGCCGTTCATGCGCATGGCGGCCTTGATCTGTTCAGGGTGCATGGGCTGTTACTCTTTTGGTTTCGGTGTGCGGTTACTGATCGTGGGGATCGAGTAAGGCACATCATGTCCCAAATTTGTCCCATGCGTCAACAGCATTGAGACTTTTTTTGCACATGCATGAGCGACACGAACAAGTTCGACACCGGCGCCTACGTGCGCAAGTTGCGCGGCGGTATGTCACAGGAAGACTTTGCTGACCTCCTTGGGGTCAGTCGCAAAACCGTGATCCGCATTGAGGCCAATGAGGCTGTGCCCAGCTCAGAGTTGCTGCTCAAGTTCAACGTGCTGTATGGAGCAGATCCGCTCTATGTTTTGACCGGCTCCGCTGGCTCCGGGCAAACCGCTGGCTTTGTGGACCAGGAGGAAAGCAAGCTTCTGGAGGCCTATCGCCGCTGTCCGGTGTCTGTAAAGGCTCACCTGATCAAGACGGCCGAACTACTTGCAGCGGGCGGGACCGCTCCTGCTCAAACGCCAGCTGGGCAAATCAACATCGGGGATGGCGCGGTGCAGGTCGGTCACGTCGGTGGAAACGTCACGGTGGAGAAAGGACGGTAGGGATTGCAAGCGCTTTGGGAGCGGGTGCTCACGGCACTCCGCCTGCTGCAGCCGCGGCAACAGAACAGCGGAGCAGGGGCAGTTCAGGTTGAAGGCGCTGGGGGCGATGTACGCGTGCAACAGCTCACGCAGCACCAGCCAGTGACACACCAGCACCATGCGCCGGTGCAGCACATTCAGGTGGTGCAGCATTTCCACGGGACGGCCCCGCAGCCTTCACCGACAGTCGGCACACCCGGGCCCGGGACCCGGCTGCTGCAGCGTGCGGCCCTGCAGAGGATGGAACTGCTTCGCCGCGACCGCCGCTTGGCGGTGCTGAACTTCATGCAGCGCGAATTCGGCACCCGGCGGGTGGTGGAGTTGGACGCGACTCAGTGCGAGCGCCTTAGCCGTTATGTGGAGCGAGTGATCGAAAACCAGGGGCGCTGAGACGCCCATCTAAGAGGGAGGGACCCATGGCAATGCGATGCCTCAGCTGCAACCAGGTGAATCAGTCAGCGATGCTCGGCGACGGTGGACGCTGCCCGAAGTGCTCAGTGCCCTATCCAACAGAGGCGCAATGGAAGGCTTCGGTCGCGGCTTCAGCTCTGGCGAGCGCTCAACCAGCTGAGCAGGCCCGCGCCAACACTCTGTCACCACAGCGCCGATCCGGCGGCGGCCTCAAAGTGGTGATTTGCGCTCTGGCGCTGCTGGTTCTTGGCGCCACGCTGTGGCATCGCCATCGACAGGAGGCAGACCAAGAGGCTTTGCGGGCTGTGGATGCGTTGATGGTTCGATGGGATGACGCCACGAAGATTGCTCGTGCCACTTCACGTGTGGCGTTGGCTACGCCCGTCGCGGTCATGCAAGGGCTGCGCCGCGAAGCACAGGAATTGAACATGCCGCAGTGTCTGAGCGACATCAAGCCAACGCTTTTGGTTGCGATGGGCGGTGCAGTCGACGGATTCGTGGCGTTTATGCAGAACACGGGCGACCAGGGGACGCTGTTGTCGCTTGCCGAGTTCGAGAAGGCCAACACGGCCTTGGAGCGGTTCGCAACCGCTAGGAGGGCCTGCAAGTCATGAATTCCAAGCCACCTCCGCGACCTGCGCCTCCACCCACTCCCGACGGCCCCGAATTCAGAGAACCCATAGCGCCGCAGATTCGGACCTATAACCCTCCGCCACCAGCGGAAGGCACGCCGCCTTGCCCCGCGCCACGGGACGACACCAAACCCACCCAGTCTGGAGACCTTCCGACGTGAGCAATCCTCGCCCCCCAGCGCCAGCCCCGCAAAGGGCGCCTAGCCCGCCGACCATCCGCTCTCCATCGCCGTCGCCACAACACAAGCGGGACAGCACGGTGGCACCATTTCACGCACCGCCTCCGGCGCCGCCCGTACCGCCGCGCGAGCGCGGTTAGCGCGCCGGGCCGGTTCTGCGCAGAATGCAGGCTATGCCAGACCAAGCCGCCGCTATGTTCGAAACCGCCTGGAAGGGGCGCTGCGCGGCCTTGCACGTAGCCCATGTGACACTGCGTTACCACCGCAGGCGCCAGCGCTTCTTTGACTTGCTGGACAAGGGCACGAAGGCTGCGACGGTGCTGCTTGGGGCTTCGCTGCTGGGGCAACAGTTCCAGAAGGCGCTGCCGCTGGTGGCGTCGGCCATCTCTGGCCTCGGGCTGCTGGCCCTGGTGTTCGGTTACGGTGACCGCAAACAGGCGCACAAAGAGCTGGCTGAGCAGGCCGCGCTGCTGGCGGCCAAGATCGAAGAGCTGCCGCTCGCCAAGCTGGACGACGCCGCGGTGCGCAGCTGGCAGGCCGAGCAGCTTCGGCTAGACGCCAAGGAGCCCCCAGCGCTGCGCACACTGGTCGAGATTTGCGAGTGGGAAGAAGCCTGCCGCGCCGGACATGCCGGGCACATGCGACGCCCAGGCTGGCTGCGCCGCTTGGTGGCGGATTTTGTCTAATAGCTGCTACGGCTAAGTAGCACTCCCAGCGTCCTTCTTGGCCTGGCCCTGCTGGTAGGGCATCCACTCGGCGTAGCTGCCACCCGGCACAGGGTCGTCAGGCTGCCGCAGCGCAACACTGGTCAGGCTGAACTGCTTGCCCTCGTGGTCGGTGATGCGGAGATTGACGCAGCGCTCGTTCCAGACATAGACCACGGTGGCATCAAGCGGCTGGTCTTTGCTGTGCTGCATGAAGCCGGCAGCCAGCCAGGCCGGCCGGAACCAGACCTTGCGGCCGATGGCGGGGTTGATGATGGTCATGCTCGCGCGCGCGAGTCGGCCGGCCCGACTAAAACGCTTTATTCGCTCTGGCGGGCTGGCCATGGACACAGTGGCCCGCATGGCACCCCAAACCCCACCCCGCATCGTGCTGCCGCGCCTGAGCGGCTGGCTGTTCATCACCCTGGCCCTGGCCTTGCTGGTGGCCTTGCTGGCACCGCAGCAGCTGCCGGTGAGCCTGTACAAGCTGAGCCTGGTGACCCTGGCCGGCGTGGTGGGCTACTGGCTGGACCGCAGCCTGTTCCCCTATGCGCGGCCGGACCACTTCCTGGCCTGTGAGCAGGAGCTGCCGTTGCAGGAGGAGCCCCAGGGACCGTCGGTGTTCCTGGAGGTGCTGCGCGACCCCGATCAGCTGCGCCTGGCTGGTGTGTGCATGCTGCGCCGCGCCTTGATCGTGGCGGCCACGATGGTGGCAATGGGGCTGGGCGCATGAGCGGCCAGAACATAGCGAGCAGCCGGCCCCAACCCCATTGGCGGGTGGTGCGCGCGGCGCGCCTGAAGCGCCTGGCGGTGCTGGTGCTGCTGGTGCTGTGGGCCTGCGTGCTGGCCTGGCCGGCATTTGCGCAGGTGCCTGCGGCGGCGGGGCTGTACCGCACGGAGCTGACGCGTGCCGCGCACTTGCAGTGGGGGCTTGATGCCCCGCTGCCCGCCCTTGCCGCCCAGGTGCACCAGGAAAGCAGCTGGCGACCCGAGGCGGTGAGTCGGGTGGGTGCGCGCGGCATGGCGCAGTTCATGCCGCGCACAGCCACCTGGTGGTGCGAACTGAACGGCTTGAGCGCCGAGGACTGCCAACCCGAGAACCCGACCTGGGCGCTGCGCGCGCTGGTGGGCTATGACCGCTGGCTGTACGAGCGCACGCCCCAGCACTACAGCGCCCGAGACCGCTTGTGGGTGGCCCTGCGTGCCTACAACGGCGGCCTGGCCCACTGGGAGGCCGAGCGCCGCCAGGCTCGGGCCGATGGCGCGGCGGACACGGTGGCAGCAGTGGATGCGGCCTGCGGCCGGGCCCGGCGCGCGCCGGTGCACTGCGTGGAAAACCTGCACTACCCGCAGCGCATCTTGAACGAGCTGCAGCCGCGCTACGCGGCCTGGGGGCCGCTGTGGTGACCCGCCTGGCGGCGTTGCTTCTGGCCCTGGGCGGCGCGGCCGGCCTGGGTGGCTGGCTGGGCTGGGAGCTGGGCCAAGCCGGCCCCCTGCAGGAGCTGGCCGAGCTGCGCACTGCCCAGGCGGAAACCGATCGGTTGGCCGCGCGCTCGCATGCCCAGAGCCTGGGTGCGGCGCAGACCCGCAGCGACGGCCTGACCCGGCGGGTGCGCGAACTGGAACGGCAGGGCGCGAAGCGCCTGAAGGAGAGACGCGATGCGATGCAAGCTGCCACGTTGGGCCAGCCTTGTTTGGGCCCTGGTGCTTTGCGGGTGTTCGACGGTGCCCCCGGGCTCCGACTGGGCCTGCCCACGCCCGGCAGCCGCGCTGCTGGAACCGATGCCACCGCTACCGCCGCTGCCAGCGACCGCGACCTGGGGCTCTGGGCCCTCGAAGCCGGCGAGCAGTACGAGCGGTGTAGGGCCCGCCTGGCAGCCCTGATCGATTGGCACGAGCCGCAAACCACTGAGAAGAAGGGCCCCACCGAATGACCGTGCAACTGGAAATCTGGCACTTGGTGTCGCTGGTGGCGGCGCTGATCACAGCGTTTTGGGCGGTTGCCAAGCTGCTGCTGAGCCAGCAGCAGCAGCACCAGGACCGCCGCTTTGCCGCCATCGAGTCGCTGATCAACGAGGAGGCCAGCCAGTGGGATCGCATGGAGCGCGAGCTGCTGACGCTCAAGGCGGAGCTGCCCCTGAACTATGTGCGGCGCGAGGACTACATCCGGGGTCAGTCGGTGATCGAGGCCAAGCTCGACGGCCTGGCCACGAAGTTTGAAAACGCCCTGCTGCGAGGCATGGTGCACGGAGGCAAACATGCAGGTTGATATGGCCCGGGCCCGGCGCGAGCAGTTGCGCTGGCTGGTGATCCTGACGCTGAACAACGCCCGCCCGATGGGCGCGTTTGAGAGCGTGGTGCTGACGGTGGCGCAAAGCGAGTACCCCGATGCCACGGCGCTGGAGCTGCGCCGCGAGCTGGACTACCTGGCCGACCGCAAGCTGGTGACGGTGGAGCGCCGACCCGATGGGCGTTGGTTTGCCGACTTGACCCGGCTGGGCGTGGATGTGGCCGAGTACACGGTGGACTGCGACGCCGGCATTGCCCGGCCCGCGAAGTACTGGCCCAGCTAGGCCGCCATGGGACGCAAGAGCAGCATCAGCCGCCTGCCGGCGGACGTGCGCGCATTCCTGGAGGCACAGATTGCGGCCGGCCGCTGCACGCTGGATGAGCTGATCGCGCAGCTGCGCGAGCGCTGGCCCAGTGCGGCCGCAGCGGGCGAGCTGCCCAGCCGCACGGCGGTGCACCGCTACGGCCAGAAGCTGGAGCGGCGCCTCTCGGCCATCCGGGCCAGCACCGAGGCCGCCAAGCTGATCCAGGCCCAGGCGGGCGACGACAAGGATGCCCGCAGCGAGGCGCTGACGGCCCTGGTGCAGACGGAGCTGTTCGAGGCCATCCTGGCCCTGCAGGAGGCCGATGACCCCGAGGCGGATGCCGGCGAGCGGGTGGCCATGCTGAGTGCGGCAGCGAAGAACATTGCCACGCTGACGCGCTCCAGCGTGAACCTGAAGCTGTTTCAGCGCGAGGTGGAGGCCGCCACGCGCAAGCAGCTGCTGGAGGAGCAGCGCGCCAAGCTGGATGCGCTGGGCAACAAGGGCGGCGTGACCGAGGACACCAAGCGGGCGATCCGCGAGGCGCTGGGGATCGGCGTATGACGCAGACCCGGGCCAAGATCAAAGGCCGCGCCAAGGTGATCCCGGCGGACCGCGATGCGGTGTTCCTGCCCTTCCAGTCGCGCTGGATCCAGGACAACTCGCGCATCAAGCTGATGGAGAAGAGCCGTCAGATCGGCATCAGCTGGTCTACGGCCTATGGCGCGGCCGAGCGAGCAGCCGCTCAGCATGCGCGCTTTGACGAATGGGTGAGCAGCCGCGACGACATCCAAGCGCGACTGTTCATTGAGGACTGCAAGCTGTGGGCCGGGGTGATGAACCTGGCCGCGCGCGACCTGGGCGAGCAGGTGATCGACCCGGACAAGAAGATCAGCGCCTATGTGCTGCAGTTCGCCAGCGGGCGGCGCATCCACAGCATGAGCAGCAACCCGGACGCGCAGGCCGGCAAGCGCGGCAGCCGTATCCTGGACGAGTTCGCGCTGCATGCGGACCAGCGCAAGCTCTGGGCCATTGCCTACCCCGGCATCACCTGGGGCGGCAGCATGGAGCTGGTGAGCACGCACCGGGGCTCGCACAGCTTTTTCAACCAGCTGATCCGCGAGGCGCGCGAGCGCGGCAACCCCAAGAAGATCAGCCTGCACCGGGTGACGCTGCAAGACGCGCTGGACCAGGGCTTCCTCTACAAGCTGCAGCAGGCCCTGCCGGCCGACGACGAGCAGCAGGCCATGGACGAGGCGGCCTACTTCGACTTTGTGCGGCGCGGGGCGGCGGACGAGGAATCGTTTGACCAGGAGTACATGTGCATTCCGGCCGACGACGACGAGAAATTCCTGGAGTACGGCCTGATCACGGCCTGCGAGTACGCGGCCGGGGTGGACTGGCAGCGTGGGCTGGAAGGCCCTTTCATTGGGCGCCTCTTTGCCGGCGTGGACATTGGCCGCAAGAAGGATTTGACGGTGCTGTGGGTGGTGGAGCTGGTGGGCGATGTGCTTTACACCCGCCACGTCGAGACGATGGAGCGCATGCGTAAGAGCGAGCAGGAAAAGATCCTGTGGCCCTGGTTCGCGATCTGCGAGCGGGTCTGCATCGACCAGACGGGCTTGGGCATCGGCTGGACCGATGACGCGCAGGCCCGCTTTGGCGAGCGCCGCATCGAAGGTGTGAGCTTCACCGGGCCGGTGAAGGAGTCGCTGGCCTACCCGCTGCGCGGCGCCATGGAGGACCGCAAGCTGCGCATACCCGATGACCCCAAGATCCGCGCCGACCTGCGCAAGGTGCAGAAGGTGACGACGCCGGCCGGGAACATCCGCTTCGTTGCGGAGAGCACGCCCGATGGCCACGCCGACCGCTTCTGGGCCCTGGCCTTGGCCAAGCACGCGAGTGAGGGCCCATCCGGCCCGCCGCTGGTGGCCAGCCGGCCACGCCGCTCCGGCCTGGGCACCAGCCTGGCCGCTTACCCGGGATGATGATGAACGCCACCGGCCTGTATGTAAGCCCGACCGAGTTCGTGCGCTTTGCCGACAGCGAGCGCGTGCAGCGCCGCCAGTTGGCCGAGCAGATCGCAACGCGCCAGCGCTCGCCCGACTTTTCGGCGCTGGGCTTGTACCTGCCCAACCCAGACCCAATCCTGAAGAAGCAGGGCAAGGATGTGAAGGTCTATACCGACCTGCTCAGCGACGCGCTGGTGGGTGGTTCGGTGCGGCGCCGCAAGGCCGGCATCGTGAAAATGGAGTGGCGCGTGGAGCGGGGCCGCGCCAGCAGTCGCATCACCAAGCTGTGCGAGCAGGTGCTGCGCGAGCTGGACCTGCGCCGCCTGATGCGCGAGACGCTGCAGGCGCCGCTGCTGGGCTGGCAGCCGCTGGAGGTGACCTGGGCTGGCGGCCAGGGCGCGATGGTGCCGGTGGCCGTGGAGGCCAAGCCGGCGCAATGGTTCCATTTCGACGCCGAGGCGCAGCTGCGCTTCAAGAGCCGCGAGGCGCCCTTCGACGGCGAGTTGCTGCCGGCGCGCAAATTCTTGGTACCGGCGCAGGACGCGAGCTATGCCAACCCCTACGGCTTCGCGGACCTGAGCATGTGCTTCTGGCCCACGGTGTTCAAGCGCGGCGGGCTGAAGTTCTGGGTGACCTTCACGGAGAAGTTCGGCACGCCCTGGCTGGTGGGCAAGGTGCCGCGCAGCACGGGCAAGAAGGAGCAGGACGCGCTGCTGGACCAGCTGGAAGCCATGGTGCAGGACGCGGTGGCGGTGATCCCGGACGATGCCTCGGTGAACGTGGTGGAGTCCAGCGGCCGCACGGCCAGCGCCGAGCTGTACGAGCGCCTGCTGATGTTCTGCCGTAGCGAGATCTCGATTGCACTGCTGGGCCAGAACCAGACGACGGAGAGCAACAGCAACCGCGCCAGTGCCACGGCCGGCCTGCAGGTGACGGAAGACCTGCGCGATGCCGACGCCCGCCTGGTGGAGGCCACCGTGAACCAGCTGCTGCGCTGGGTGGTGGACCTGAATGAAGGCGAGGCCGCTAGCGCGCCGACCTTCGAGCTCTACGAGCAGGAGGAGGTAGACAAGCTGCAGGCGGAGCGCGACGAGATCCTGGTGAAAGCCGGCGCCAAGCTGACGCCGGCCTACTTCAAGCGCACCTATGACCTGGAGGACGGCGACCTGGACGAAACGCCGCCGCCCGAGCCGCCGCCCCCTGCAGCGCCGGCTGCTGGCCCAGCCGTTGTGCCTGCGCCCGAAGGTGAGGCGCAGTTTGCCGAGGGAGCCGCGCCCGAAGGCGACGCCCTGGATGGCCTGGTGCGCGAGGCTATGGCCGAGTGGGAGCCGCTGATGGCGCCGCTGGTGCAGCCGCTGCAGACCGCCCTGGACGAGAGTGCAGCGCGAGGCGAGACCGCCGCCGAGCTGCTGGCGCGCCTGCCCGAGCTGCTGCAAACCCTGGACGTGCGCGCGCTGGAAACCGCCCTGACGCAGGCCACGGTGACGGCCCGCCTGGGCGCACTGGCTGGCCTGCAGGCGGATGGATCCAGCGACGAGCTGGAGGCTGAGGCCTCAGCGCCCACCGCACCTGCTGCGGCATTCAGCGAGCCCGCGCCACCACCCCAGCCGCAGAAGCTGGAGGTGCATCTGCACCTGAGCACCCCGGCGGCCGAGCCCCCGGTGTTGCAGGTGACTAACTTGCTGCCGGAGCAGCCCGCGCCGGTGGTGCATGTGCACAACGCCTTGCCCGAGCAGCCCGCGCCGACGGTGCAGGTGACCAACGCGGTGCAGCCGGCCGAGGTGACGGTGGTGAGCGGCCACCCAGCGCGGGCGGTGCAGACGGTGGAGCGGGACGATGCCGGCGAGCTGGTGCAAACCGTGACCCGCTATGAGTTTGATGGGGGCCAGGCATGAAGGTCTACCCGGTCCCCGTTTCCGGTTGCACCGCGCGGCGCCACCTGGTGTTTGCGGTGGCCCGGCGCCACACGCCAGCCAGCTTCGTCACCCGGTCCACGCGGCCCGGCGCGCGCTGGGGGCACACGGCCTTTTTCGACGCCGAGCGCGGCGTGCTGAACGAGGCCTTGATGTTCAAGGGCGTTGTTGAAACCCCTCTGGCGGAGTGGCTGCGGACCTACAGCGCCTACGAGTTCTTCAGCGTCGGCGTTCCTGACCCGGCGGCCGGCGTGCGCTTCGCGCGTTCGCGCCTGGGCCTGGGCTACGACTACTGGGGCGCCACCAGCGTGCCCTGGCGTGCGTCTTGGCAGGACGACGAGCGGGACTACTGCAGCGAGAAGGACACCCTGATCGTGCACGCCGCTGGCCGCCCGCTGTTCAAAGACCCCAAGAGGGGCATTCATCCGCACGACTTTTTCAGGGTTGCAACGTGAAGCATTGGATCGTCACCCGCATTGCCGACGGCGCTGTCGTTTCCCGGTACCAGGCCGACGCACCGATCGAGTGGCAAGGCATGGAGTTCGCCACGCACGCCCACACCGAGGAGGTGCAGCCCGAGACTCCGGCGCCGCCGCCCGAGCTGCGCCACATCACCAAGCTGGCGTTCCGAAACCGCTTCACGATGGCCGAGAAGGCTGCGATCGAGATTGCGGCCCTGGACAACCCCGGCGCGCCTATGGCCCAGCGTGGCCAGGCCGCCGGGCTGCGCGCTGCCATGAAGGATCAGGAAGTGGCGCAGTACATCGACTTGAACCGCGCCGAGACGCGCGGCGGCGTGCAGGCGCTAGAAGCCGCCGGCCTGATCGGCACCGGCCGCGCAGCGCAGATCTTGGACGGCGCGATCCAGCCGCAGGAGGTCTACCGTGGCTGAGGGCTACATCGATCAAGGCGCGTACGCCACCAATCTCGGGTCGGCCGTCTCTTGGGGCGTGCCGCAGGAGGGCGACGGCTCAGCGTTGGCGCCTGCTGGCGCTGCGTCAATCGCCAGCGTGGTGTTCAGCAGCGTGCCCAGCTCCGGCACGCTCAGCATCTGCGGCGTGGGGCCGAGCATGTCTGGGGTGGCCGGGGCCGCGGACGTAGACGCGGCGGCCAACGCCCTGGCTACGAACATCAACGCCACTACCCAGACCGTGGGCTCGTCGGTGGCGTTCGGTCAGCCGCGCCTGCAAAACCTGCTGTTCGCTCGCGGCCCGGCTGGCGGGGCGCCCGCCGGCACCTGCCAGATCATGATGAGGGTCGGCAGCGCCACGTTGAACCATACGAACAACGTGAACGTTGCCATCACCCAGACCTTCTCGCCCGCCGCGACCATCAATCAGTTCGCGGGCGGCGAGGGCGGTTGCTACGGTTGGTTGTGGAACGGCAACCAGTCGCTCGGCGTCAGCAGTTTCCACGCGGCCGGCAGCTACGGGATGGCGGTGGCGAACCCCTACGTTCGGACCTTCGCTCCTACTGAGTCGGATTTCTTCTACGTCCGCACAGGGGCAGGACTGGTCATCACTTCGGTGGCGGGCACGCACTGGTCACGAGGCAATCTCGGTTGGCCGCTGAATCTGATTTTCGACACCAACACGAAGTGGACTGGAGACAGCGGGCTGGGAACGATCGAAGCCCGCCTGAAGGCGGTCAGCAGCAACTTCGTCTATTTCCGCCCGGAGAACAGCAACGCCGCTGCGACGAATCGCACCTCTTACTCCTGCCTGAAGCGCAAAAACTTCAAGGCCTCGATCAGCGTCGCCAACTCAGCAGCGAACGCGGCGTTCTTTGACTCGGCAGGGGCCTTCGTTGGGCGGGGCCTCGAATTCGGAGAGTGGGAAGCTCCGTCATCGAACGGCCAGGTGGTGTTCCACGCCAACAACATCATGACCTTGCGGTTGGAGGACTGCGAGTTCTCGTTTGACTCCTTCCCCCGCAACAACCTGCAGTACGGCCCCAGGTTCAATGTCGGGTCGAGCGGCGGCGGACACCTCGGGGTCATCGGCGGCGCCTTCAAGGTCAACTTGGTGGGGGTGCCGCCCGATACCTTCGGAATGTTCAACATCAGCAGTTCGTTTGCGAGCGGCAGCTACGGCATCGACATCCATTTCGATCACGTCGCGTTCACCTCGGGCTCGGCCACGAAGCTGAAGGCATTCGCCAGCACGGCGGCCACCGTGGACGGCTTTGTCCACGTCGTCTTCAACGAGTGCTCCGGCCTGCAGCTGTCGGGGGCTGCGGTGGGCATGCAGGGCGCCGCAACCCATCAGCGCCCCAGCAAGGTCAACAGCGTGATGTTCGTCAGCGGTGACGCGGGCGCCGAGCAGCGCTTCGAGTACCGGAATGGCGTTGCAGAGTGGAACCCTGGCGCAAGCCCCGCGTTTCCGGTGCTGGGCGCCACGCAGTTCGACGGCACGCCCTATTCCATCCGGCTGTACTGGCTGAACACCAGCTCGATGTCCCCGATCACCCCGTTCGGGTACACCAGCTCGCGCCTGAATCGGCTCGCGGACGGTATTCGCGAGGTGACCCAAGAGGTTGCCTTCGACACGACGCGCGCGATTGATGGGCGCAACCTGGCGGCGAGGCTTAGCTACATCGACGCAAACGGCATCGCCAGGGTCCAGAACACCTGGGGCACCGATCCGGTCGCGTCGTCTGCCGCCTGGACGGGCCTGGGCTCCTGGGCGAATTTCGCGGCCAAGAAATTCACCTTCACCACCGAGCACGCGGTCAAGCAGTGGACCCGCGTCTACGTCGAGGTGTATGTGGTCGGCGTGGCGCCTGGAGTGGGCAACACCGATGTCTTCCTCGACCCGGAGCCGGCCATCACATGAGCAGCCTCGGCGTCATCTGCGGGCCGACCCTCGGCATCGTCTCCTGCAAGATCGGCGACGAGATTGGCGTCCGGCCGATTGCGATCCTCTCGCTCGGCCGCATGCGCCTGCCCACCGAGAGCACCGGAACCGCCACCGTCACCTTCAAAGGCGTGCAAGCCGGCAGCGAGATCCGCGTCTACCTGCCCGACCAGACCGAGGCGGCGGGCATCGAGTCCTGCGCGGCCGATCAGGCGCTTTCCTGGCCGGCCTATGCCCCCGGCAACCCAAACAACGTGGTGCGCATCGTCATCTTGCACCTCGCTCTGAAGATCAAAGAGTTCACCTACGAGGCCTTCGTCGGCGTGCAGACCCTGCCCGTCCAGCAAGAGCCTGATAAATGGCACAGCAACCCCTGAGGTAGCCCATGGCAAAGATCATCGACCCCGACCTGCTGACCTACATCGTGGACGGCTCACCGACCACGCAGAACCTGCGCTTCGACACCGCCAACAAGACCATCGAGCTGGTGGCCGGCGGCAGCCTGGTGGCGAAGGACGGCGTGACCGGCCAGTGCCTGTTCAGCAAGATCAAGGAAGTCATCAAGGCCGACCCGGACCTGCCCAAGTACCCGCTGCCGGTGCGCGAGATGATCCACGACGAGTCGATGGAACTCGTCAACGGCTGGAAGCTCAAGAACGACACCTCGCTCAAGATGGTGCGCGACTGCGGCGTGGCCTACGTGAACGTGGCCGGCGCCATCACGGCGATGTACGCGTGCTTCGTGACCCTGGGCCCGCTGGCCGCCGGCACGACCGCCGACGAGCTGTACTTTGCGCAGTCGAGTGCGACCAGCGCGAGCACCAGCACCTTCACCCACATCAACACCGGGACCACCTTCGGCGTCAACGAGCTGGTGCAGATCTACCGGGATGACGATGGCGACGGCATCACCGCTGAAGGCAGCGACTTCGACCTGCGCGCCTACAGCAAGGTGTTCCTGCGCCGGCAGGGCTACACATTCAGCGAGGCCAGCAACGCGGACATCGGCTATCCCGCGCTGACCTACAAAAAGTACAACTTCCCGATCACGCACGCGGTGGACCCCGGGGTGACCGTGGATGACGCGACCCTGGCCGGTGCGGGCTACTCGGGCCTGAGCATCGAGTGGTTCGCTGCGGCGCAGAGCTTCAGTCTGGGCGACAACGGACCCTACGACTTCCACGTCGTCATCACGGCCGCCGGCAAGACCTTCGATCAGATTTATTCCTGGGTCCAGTACAAGCTGCGCCAGGCGGCCGACATCGATGCCGGGGCAGGCAACCGCACCGGCCAGGTGACTCCGGCTCTGGTGTTCATGGACGGCCAGACGCTCAAGACCAAGGTGCAGGTCAGCGGCGGCGTGCACATCGCCAGCCCGGCCGGCAGTTCCTTGAACAACATCGCCGAGGCCGACGACACCGGGGCGTTGCGCACCTACCCCTACGTGGCCGCAATCACGCTGGAGTTCGACGAGTACCTGCAGGCGGACGGCGCCGAAGCGAAGTTCTGGCTCTGGGATGCCGCGACTTACGGCACGGCGGGCGCTACGCTGCTGGAGGACAACCTGGGCAACCCGATCACGGGCACCGTGGCCGGCCCGAGCGCTTCGTTCGGCTTCAACTACGCCGGGGACCAGCCCTGGGTCGCGGTGGCAGTGGGCAAGACCAACGGCAAGACTGCAATCGCCGCCGGCACGATCGAGGCCAGCACCGCGAACAAGGCGGTTTTGGTGGCCGGCCAAGAGCGCTGGTACGCCAACCCCTAAGGGCAGCGGGTGGCGACTTTCACGTTCGACGGCAGCGCCAAGCGGATCACGCTCGGCGCCGGCACAACCCTCCTGATGCTGGCCGAGATGTACTCGCGCTGGAAAGACTGGGTGCTGGCCGGCAACGCGGGCTTCTTGCCGGCGTTCACTACCGTCGGCGGCGATATCCCAGCCATTCCGCTCTACCTGTTCCTTGAGAACGGCTGGCGCATCGTGCCGCAGGACGCCGACCACAGTTTGACCGTGGCCGGCGGCATCCTGGAGGTGCAGGGTGGAGGCGACCCTTTCGTTGACCCGGCCGGCCCGCCTCGACGCATCCGCATCAACCGCCAGGCTCCAGGTATCGCCATCGGCTACAGCTCCAACGGCATCACTGGCCCGAGCCCGTCCGACATCGCCGCCGCAGTCTGGGCGCGAGATCTCTCGTGAACGCCGGCCAGCGTCTCGTGGCGCTCTCGGGGCCGGGCGGAGGGAGCGCGGCCGAGAGACTGAAGCGCATCGCTGGAAGCGCGGCAGGTACAGCCGGGGCGCTGCTGCGGGCCTATTCGGGTCTGCCCTCGGGCACGGCTGCGGCCCATCTGCTGGCAGAGCGCCAGGCTCCAGCTGTGCGGCCGCCCAGCTCAGGAGGGCGCATGGTGGGCCTGCACTTCAGGCAGGCCCGACCTGATGCGGCGTCGCGCAAAGCGCGGCGCCGACTCGAAGAACTTCTTCTGGTGATGAAGCCATGACGGACGCGCAGGCCTTCGCCGCTTTGCACAAGCTGACCCCCACCCAAGCCATGGAGTACTTGGCTGGCCGAAAAGCGGTGACGCTGACCTACTCCTGGCAAGACCTTTGGCAGGAGGAGCATGCACAACAGTTCACCGTCAGCCGCCTGGCGCGTGCTGACTTGCTGGCCGACCTGCAGCGGCAGATTACCGAGGCTGTGGGCGGCGACCTGGCCAGGCGGGATTTCATGCGCGACGCCAAGGCGCTGTTGGCAGAGGCTGGCTGGTGGGGTGAAAAGGGCGTGCTCGACCCGGTGAGCGGCGAGCCGAAGATCACCCGCTTCGACCCTGCACGGCTGAAGCTGATCTTCGACACCAACACCCGGATGGCCTATGCCGCCGGTCAGTGGGAACGCGTGCAACGAACCAAGCGCACGCACCCCTATTTGCGCTATGTGACCAGCCGCGATGACCGGGTGCGGCCGGCGCATAGGGCCTGGGACAACGTGACCTTGCCGGTGGACGATGCGTTCTGGCATGCCCATCTACCACCCAACGGCTGGCGCTGCCGCTGCCGGGTGGTGGCGGTAAGCCAGCGCGACTACGACAAGGGCACAACGCCAACGGGTCAGCCGATGCGCAAGGCTCCCGTGAACCTGGGCGAGCGCGAGTGGGTGAATCAGCGCACGGGGGTTGTTGAGCGGGTGCCGGTGGGGATTGATCCTGGGTTTGGCTACAACCCGGGTCTGGCGCGTGCCCAGGCTCTGAAGAAGACGGTGCAGGAGAAGGTTGCGGCCTTGCCCTCTCCGCTGGGTTCCAAGCTGCGCTCGGATCTGGAGGGCGCCCCTTGATTGAGATCTCGCTCACCGGCCCCAAAGATGACCCGATCGGCCAGCTCTTGCGCCGCTTGGCCGACGTGCGGCCTGCCTTGGAAGCCATCGGAACCGAGCTGGAGAGTCGAGTCGCCAATCGATTCGAAACCCGGACCGATCCATCGGGCGCAGCCTGGGCGCCTTGGGCGCCGTCAACCGCCGCGACCTATCCCGCCAACGGCCGCGGCCAGATTCTTGAGCGCTATGGCGACATGCTGAGCAGCCTGAGCTGGCAGGCCAATGACAAGAGCGTCCTGATCGGCTTTGGCGCCGCAGCCAGCCGAGCCGGAGACGTGTACGCGACCTATCACGAGTTCGGCACCACTCAGATGCCCCGCCGCGGGCTTCTCACCGCCGACCCTGATGCCGGCACCCTGGCAGCCGGCGACATCGCCGCAATCGAACAGCTTCTGCGCGACTATTTCCAAGACTGA